TTGGTCCGGTCCCCACACAGCGAAGTCGGTGATAGCACCCGCGCCGTAGTTCTCAACCAGATGACCGGTTGCCCACGCCGCGCGGGGATACTTCATGGCGAAATCTGCCCATGAAGAATTGATGAGTTTTGCATCCTTCGCCGCCGCCAGCACTCCCTTACCTTCTGTGGTGAGTCCCATCTTGAGGTAGTTCATGCCGGGGACAACAGCCTTCATGATGCGCTGACCACCGATAAACCCCGAGCCAAACTGCGTGACGGCGCCGACAAGTTGTCCTGCGCCGGTGACGGGTTTGTCGGTCTGCGGAAGATTCGGGGTCGCCCCGGTGATGGCGGCTTTCTGTTCTTTGTCCGTCACGGACTGCGTGATCGGAGCGGAGTAATCCCCCGCCATAGCCAGCATTGCGTTCAGACCATCGGGGTCATCGGGGGTTAGCATGGCGATAGCTTCATCGAACAGTTCCTTCGTGTTCTGGAAGCCACGCATGATTCCACCGATAGCACCACGCCACACGAGTTCCTTTGTCCAGAACCAGCCGGGGTTTTCCTTGTGGTCTGCCCATGAGTTCGCTTGTTCAGCGGTCAGTCCGCCGGTCTTGAGGCCCGTGAGAACGTCCGTCTTGTCGAGGTCCAGAAGACCAAGCTGTGCGTACTTCTCACGGAATATAACTTCGTTCACAGCCTCAGGTGTGTACCTGCCCTCAAGCAGACCGCGCTGAAGCTCGTCTTTCTTTACCTTCATCAACGAGGGGTCGAAGCGGGGAGTGGGGCGGGTTGCAAGCTCACCCCACTCCTGCTCGTACACGTTCTCGCTGACATCGGATTGGTACATCGTTGCCATGCGTTATCCTCTCAAGGATTTAGTTCATGTTGTTCACCCGGTCATACGCTTCCTTCACGGCGGGGTTTCCTTCCGCCGCGTTTTTCATCACACCTGCCGCCGACTTCTTCACACTACCTTTGACGCTGGTAGGCTGTTTCTGCGGGGGTTTCTCCCCGTACTTACTTGCCGGGACTTCGGGATGAGAGATGTAGGTCGGGGGAGCAGACGGGTTGTTGTCATACTTCGTCTGAATCTGGTTAAATACGAGATTCGCCTTCTTGTTGTATTCCTCAATGGGAATGGTTGTGTTCCCATTCTTACGCCATTGCTCTGCGCGCCACTTCGACATCGTGTCGTGATACTCGTTGAACTTCTGTTGCCCGTTGGGGTCTTTCAGCCGGGAGAACTCGTCCGATGCGAGATAGATGGACTTGTACTGACCGTCCGTCTGATAGATGTCGTGCATATTGGTGTTGACACCAGCGTTGCGGTGACGCTCGTTGTTCTGGTTGATGTGATAGGCCAGCGTGGTCATGTCCGTCTTGGAGATGAGACCGCCGTAGGTCCGCAGGTCCGAAGAACTGATGGAACCGTTGGCGACTTTCTGCATCAACATTTTGAACGTGCCGGGGTCAGACGTTGGACGCCACGCGCCCTTCTTAGACGCCTCGACCATCTCCTTCATCATCAACATTTCCTCACGGTCAAACACGGGGTTCAACGGGTCGGAGTTGAGATTCAGCGCATCCTCTGCGGCTTGCAGGGTTGCGGGGTCGCCGGTCTCAAAGAACTTAATGAGGTTCGCTGTGATAGAACGCGTCGCCTCATGCGCCCGCGTCTTGCGCTCGTAGTCCTTGATTTCCTGTTTACGAATCTGGACATTAAGGGCTTCCATCTGGACCTTCTCGACCAGCGGCGACGACGCCGTCTGAACCACCGCAATACCATCCTTGCCGACAACCTTCGTCCAACCGATTGCGTTGTGGTCCCCGGTGTTGTTCATGTAAGCAGACGAAGCGGCAAGAGCCGTCGTAGTCACGTCGATAGCCCGAAGACCGATGCTCTTTGCCGTCTTGATGTACTCGTCAACCTTCTCGCGCATACGGGCGTCCGCCTCATCCTGAGTGATAGCCCCGTTGCGGACTGCGGCCTGATACTCCTGATGCCAAGCTTGCAGATTGAACATCATGTCTTCATTGAACCGTTTGACGGTGTCCCGGTGCATGAGGTCTTTGTACTGTGCGTTAGCCGCGCCCTCAGCTTCAATCGCCATGTTCCCGAAGGTCATGGCGTAAGCGGGGACGCCGAGTTCACCGGAGTATTTGGCGATGAGCTTCTTCTTCCCCGCCTCAAATTCAGCCGGGTCCGCTTGCCAGTTTTCTTCGGTGTAGGTCTTGAGTTCTGCCGCCAGTTTCCTCGCGTCAGCTTCGCCCTTCATCTTGAAGTAGGCGTCTTCGTAGGCGCGCCAGCCGGTCGTGTTTTTGTACTCGCCGCCTTTCGTAAAGTCAGCCGCCGCTTGCGCCTGTGCTTGCTTCGTGTAGTCCTTCTCAATCATCTCGCCGGTGCGCTGAAGGGAAGGGACCATTTCCGACATGAGCGTCTTCAACAGAATCGTCTTGTCGCTGACGCCTTCAGTCTCATGGTACGTCCCTTTTGCCGATACTGGCTTTAGGTCAGCTACCGGCTTCACGCTCCGCTGTTCGACTTCAGCCGTGCGGAGCTTTTGGTACTCAATCTTTTGTGCCATTGGTATCCCTCAAGATACGTTATTTGGTTGTCTTCGTCAGACTGTATTGCTTGTATCCAGCCTCACCAATCTTCGTGAGACCTGCCAGAACGCCGCCAGCCAGCTTGCCAGCCGCCCCGCTGTCAGCGAGGACCGTCGTTGGAACAGTTGCTTTCTGGCGCTCGACGTTCTTCTCATACTGCGATTGCGAAATCTTGTTCTCACGGGCCGTTTCAATCTTCTCGGTTTCCCATCCCGCTTGAACAAACGGGTTCTCGGCAAGTCGCTGTGCCAGTATCCCGCCAAGTCCGGCTTCGCCGGTGGCAACGCGGATACGGGCGGCATCGCGCCGAGCTTTCCGGTAGGCGTTGGTTTCCTCAACCATCGCTTCGGTGTTCGCCTCGTCCTGCGCCTGACGAGCCTGAGAATACTGCATCTCCAACAGTTTGTTATTCGCGTCCTGTTGGGCATAGATGTTGGCGATTTGTGCGTTCTGCGCCTTCTGAGCGTCAGACGCGGCAGAGACACCCTGCATGATACTGAGCATCCCGCTCACCATTGTTCCGAAGGTTGAGAGGCTTGCCATCGTCATACCGGCAGTAATGGGTTCACACATTTTCTTTCACCCTCACCCTCATGAACTCCCAAAACGGGAGCTTGCCGTGTCCGTAGTTAGGGACAAGCTTCGTGAAGACGAATCCGAGGGCTTGAAGCCACAGAATCGAAGTCACGTTGCGATGGTCCACATAGTTGATGAGCAGGGGGAACCGCTCGTTCATTTTCCTGACCCACTCCCCACACAGCTTCTTGAATGTGAGCAGGTATTGTGCGCGATAGATTTCGTTGGTGGCAACCATCCACGGGATACCGACGCCATCATTGGAAGACGGCGCGACACCCCAAATGAGGATAGGTTCACCATCGTCGTTGATTGCAATCATACAGAACCCGCCCTGCGACGCCTTAATCGAAAACCGCAGGGAGTCCGCCGCCGACAAGCCCGACGCGGCGAGTAGTTCCGCCGCATCAGACTGTCGCAGTCGAGGACCAATCAGGTCTGCGTCTTCAATCGTCGCCGGTCGGAGCGTTACTTTGATGTCCGACAGGTATTCGACCATATTATGCCCTTCGTGAATTGAGGACGAAGTTCGCGGACCATTCGGCGTTGTGCCAGCAGGACCGCAAGTACGAACTGTTCTTCATCTTGATGGTTACTTCCCGCGAGTCCGCAAGGATGGGGAAGGTGAACGAGCCTGAGTAAAACACGATGTCACCCAACGAGAACTCGGGGGTTCCGAGCCGCCGGTTCAACTGATAGGTGCTGGTTGCCCGGCCCGTAGCCGAGACTTCGACCTCAAACCCGCCGCTGTTCTCATAGTAAATCGTACCGTCGAGAAGCTGAAGGCGTCCGCCGACAATCGGCTTGCCGTCATCTTCGCCTTCCTTCACGAACTGCCGGGACCACGTTGCTTCAGCGGTGTAAGGCAGACCGATGAAGACAGCGTGGTCATGCCAATCGCCAGCCGCGCGGACCGTCGTTGTAGACGGGCGGGTGACGGGGGACAGAACCGTGCCAGCATCTTCCCAATCTTCGTTGAATACGACGGTGAGCGGGATGTTGGTCGCCAGTTCATACGGCAGGGTCCAAGTGGTCCAATCGTTTCCAGCATCATAGACGCCGGTCAGTTCAACCCGGTTGTCCAGCAGGATGAGGAAGCCAATGTCGTCAATCGCACCTTCCTCGACAGACATGGACATCAGGTGGAACCCATCAGACCGCTTAATGATGAGGTACATGGTCGTGTCAATGAGGTCGCCGCCAATGATTTCATTGTCAGCCGAGAGTTCCCACTTCACCCACGCAGACTGAAGTTTCTCATTGCCCGACCAGTAATACTTGTACCCAAACAAGGTCTGAGGCTCGTCAGAGTTTAACGCAAAGAAGATGTCCGTGTTTGGTGAGCCGATGAGTTTGTGGACACCGCTCGGGATGAGCTTCGGAACGTGAGCGGTGATGTCAGCCGCGTCGTTGGTGACAGTATCTTCCTGCATGAAATACTCCATGATACCGTCGTAATTCCCACGCGGATTTACAAAGTAGACGTTTGGTCCCTGACCGATGGGCTTGCACCGTGGCGAACAAGCGAACTCAGTTGTCTGGTCAATCTTGATGTCATTCGGTGTTAGCATGGTGTCCGACGTAAGCATGAACTGCGTTTGGTCGGAGAACAGGAGCAGGGACTTACTGTACGGAACGGCATGGTTTAGGATGGAGACCTTAACGTGAGATGCCGTGGTATCAATCGGGTCGGTGTCCAGAACGTCAGTCACGGACTCGGGAAAGAAGTTGAAGAACTCTCCTGCCCGAGAGAAGATGACGTTTTCGTCCGAGATGAATCCGAGCCGGTTTCTGAAGAAGAAGATGTCATTGATTCTTCGCCCGATGAAGGACGGCAGGGGGCAGGTGTCATCATCCCCAACCATACGCTCGTCCCACAGACAGCGTTCCAGCGTGAACGTACCGTCCGGTTCGCGGACCAACTGCATCGGCATGGTGGAATCATCGAACAGGTTGGACTGAGACCAGCCCCGCGATTCCTTCCACACACCCGCCGACGCCCCGTCTTCGGACGTGTATTCAACGTAATAGTCGGTGATGACATCTTTACCGTCACCGAGGACGTTCAGCCTGACCCCTTCCCAACAGTTCGGCGGAAGGTCGGTGTACTTGTCAACGGTGTGCTTCATCCCCTTGATGCCGGTATCCCCGTAGGAGTCCCACACCGCAAAGGTGAAGTCCGTATTGCGAGAAATCTTGAGGACAGACCCTTTACGGTAAACCGTGAAGCCACCACCGCCAGCCTCAATAGCCGCTTTGAGGTCAGATGCAATCTGGTCTGTGCGGTAGGTTGCCGGGCTGTTGGAGTCGCCTGTCGTGACGGTGTAGTCCGTAACGCCGAGGGTGACGGTGTACTTGTTGCTCTGGACTCCACGCTTAACCCACACGATAGCTTCGTAGGGCGCATCCTCAGCTTCTTCCGCCTCGTCCATAGCAACCTCAACGGTCTTATTGAGGATGAACGTGTAGTCTGCCACGGTGACAGCCGCGAAGTCCTGACGCGGGTTTGAACTTGCTAGATACGTCAGTCCATCCGGCGTATTCACCGTTTTCTCCGTGCCAGCCATGTCATAAACCTTGATGGTCTGGTTGCCGATAAGGACAACGTACCGCTCAGTCGCATCCCGGTTGTAAAGGTGGACGAAATAGTCCGAGATGCCGGGAGTCGTGTTGAGCTTCTTTATATGCTTCAGCGGGGGACGGTTCGTCATCCCCTCAACGAGCGAAGGGAACACGTTGACCGCGTCAGCCACCTGAGAGGGTAGTCTGTTCGCCGCCGCCTGTTGGGAGATTCCGTTGTGAAAGCCGGGAATCCCTCTGCTGATTCTGTTCGACATTATGATTATCTCCGAAGGCCGGGATTGTTCATGAGGATGTTGTACTTCGCCGTGTCACCCTCATATTCCTCAAAGACGCGCCGGGCTTCCTTCTCGTCCGCTTCGGTCCAAGTGCAGACGGAATCCGCGCCGAGAACCTTCTGTGCGAACCGGCGGGACGCTTTGAGGGCGATGTAGTTACGGGCCGTTTCCGGCAGGTCGGTCCACGCAAGGAACGTGACCGTGTCGAGCTTGAGACTCTGCGTGAAGACGAAGGTCTTGTTTCGGCGGTCATAGAGCTTCTGACCGCGAAGGGCGACATCACAGTTCCACACGTTCCGATAGGTTGGGGTTACGCGCAGGATGTTCGCACCGAAAGTGATGTATCCGTCGATGTCTGGTGTGTACTCAATGTCGGTGTCTGAATTGAACTGCCATCCTTCCGACTGAACTTCACGGGAAGTTTGCTTGAGGATGAAGTTGGCGATAGCGACATCGGCGACACCGGAATCTTCCAGCGAAGCGACCGGCATGGAACCGATGCTTTCCAGCATGAAATTAATTGCGCTTAACTCGTCAAGTAAACTAATGTCCACAGGTGGTTCTCCTTAAATAGTTTATTCCAGCTTGTAGAGTACCGGGATTGTCCTTTGCGTGTCCCAAAATGAAGTTACAATCACTACAAAGAAGTCCACGGATTTCTCCTGTGGCATGGTTGTGGTCAACAGAAAGGCTTTTGTTGAGTTTGGATTGATGTATTCCGCACATTGCACAACGAAAATTCTGCGTAACCAACATCTCGTTGTACTCGTCTTCAGAGATTCCGTAGAGCCTCCGCCACGATGCCCGTTGCTGGTTCTTTTTTGCGCGTTCCTTATTTGACTGTTGCCACTTAACAGCCATCTCAACATCACAAGCCTTACACCTTGACTGTAGCCCGTTCTTGTTACGAGTACATCTATAGAACTCCGACTGCGGCTTGACCTTACCGCAACGGGTACATCGCTTTTCTATCAAAAGTTTCCTTTTACAAAAAGGGGGACTCAAAGTTTCCTTCAAGTCCCCCTTCGGTTGGGTTAATGGTTACTGCTGGTTAGCGTGGCTAGACGCAACTAGGGCAGGGCAATCTCAACCGCCCCCTCAGGGCGCAGGGAGTCGTGTCCAACGGCATACTTGGCCACCATGAGCGTTCCCTGATGGGTGATGAGGTATTCCGACTCAAGGGCGAGGTCCATCAGCTTGACCGTGCCAGCGGCCTGAGGATGCCACACAACACCCTTCGTCTTGGTGAAGTTACCCTGATACTTGGCGATACCAGAGTTGATGTTCGTGGACGGGACGTTGTTCGACTTCAGAATCTCGATCCCGGCCAGTTCCCACACTTTACCCTTCTGGACGTTGCCGCCCTGCGAGTAGTCGCGGTTGATGACGAGGTCGCTCTGAAGCAGAAGCCAATACAGAGCGGGTTTGAAGGCCGCAAAGCGCGGCGCATCGGGGACATTCAGTTCGTCCATCTTCTGACCGGCGCCCATGAGCGCACCGGCGAGGATGTCGGCGTCCGTAGCGAGGTCGGCGTCCGTCACGGACGAGCCAGCACCGGAACCGGTGAAGGTCTCGGAGTCGCGGGACGAGAGGATGAGGCATTGCAGAACTTCGCGGTCATACTGGTCCGCGAGGGCGATGCCCTGCTCGTTGGTGTAGATGGAGCGGACTTCGTAGTGGTTCATAGCCTCGTCGATGGAAGCGATGAACACGGGGGCGATGAGCAGGCCGTCGATGTCGATGACCTTCTCGCTGTGCTTGATGCTCTGCCCGTCAATCATATTGCCGGGAGTATGCATGGAAGCAACAGCCTTCCACGTCAG